TCCATGAGTTCGTCCATTTTAATTACCAAGTTTGTTTCCTATTATTTATATTTCTCCACCAGATGGTGGTTCTACAGCAGATGCATCAATTTCTGGTTCAATAGGAACTTGTCCAGATTCTCCATCGATTGAGTCTCCAATAGGCTCTCCAGTTTCTGGATCAACAGGAGCATTTGGATCTGGAATAATTCCCTCCTCAATTTCTCTTTGGATAATCATATCTTGCTCAACTATCTCTTGATCAGTTTGGCGTAAAATCTTACGTCTTACATAATCCTGAGAATAATATTTGCCAATATATGGTTCTGCAGTTGCTGCAAGATTTAATCTTTCAGTAAGAAGTTCTGCTTCTTTCAATTCTGAGAAGTGATTATCATATAAGAAGTCATATTGAATATGTTGAGACATTTTATCCCAATCTTCAAGAGTAATGATATTCTTAAGAATTAATTGAGTTTTCAACATGTCATTAAACATGTTAGAGAATCTTTTTCTTAAACGTCCTACAAACTTAGTAAACTTAAGTTCATCTCTTAGAATTTCTGATGATCTTCCAAGATTAAATCCACCCTCACCATCCATTCTTGATGGTGGTACGTTTAATGATCTATATAATTTCTTCTTAAAATACTCAATATCTGTAATTTCTCCAAGATTCTGTCCACCAGGAAGTGTTGAAATTTCTGTTCCTCTACCACCCTCACGACGAGGAAGCCAGAAATCTTCAAGCATACTCATGAATTTTTTATCATCACGTACTTCTCCAGTAGAAGCATCATAAACTAACTTGTTACGATATCTCATCATAACATCACGTAGATATTGTTCTGCCTTTGCTTTTGGTAGATTTCCAACATCAATATAGAAAATTCTACGCTCTGGGGCACGAGATAATCTATAGATAACAAGAGAATCTTCAATCATACGAAGTTGATTGAGAGATTTAATTGCCTTATGCAAATATGATAATACAGTTCCTTTATTTCTATCTAAAAGTCCAGAATTACAATATGTAATAGCATCTTTTGCAATTTTTATTCCACCACCAGATCCAGAATTACTTCCACCACCCATTTGTCCATTTGTTTTGGGAAGATAAAGGAAGTATTCATCAATTTCTGGAAAGTCCAAATCTGATGCTGTAGAACTTTCTTGTGACTTTCTTGTTAAGTTATACTTATCATTATCGGTTTTTCTTTGCTGCCTAACATAGCGCATTTTCATTGCGTCAATGTAGCGCAATTCTTGAATCCCTTCCTGAGGATTCTTAACATCAATTACTTTATGATAGTAAAGTCTACCATCAACATACCAATTTCTATAAATTTCATGAGATTTCTTATCAAAATCTAGTAATTCTAAAATACGCTTGAATTCTTCCCTAATCTTTCTTTTGATGCCATCGCTTGCATTCAGATTTGATAACTCAATTTCAACAGGAGTATCATATGTATCCGAAACAATTGCTTCATTAATAATATCTTCAATCGCACTATCAACTTCTGGATGAAGTGCCATTTCACGATATCGTTTAATTAAATCAAATTCTGTTCTATAAACACCTTCTATATCTACATACGAACCAAAAAACCCGCTAGTTAGATAATGATCAACCCCATCCTCGTTATTAGGCGGGACGGGGGAGATTATATTATCTGACTGTTGGGTTTTATCCTCAATGGAGAATCCAAATAATTTTGCCATGAATAAAGATTGGGTTTCTTTCTACTGTTTTATTTATCAGAGTAGTGAAGAAGGACCATCATTGATTTCAAAATACTGAACTTGGAATTCAACAGTGAATTCTTCAATTGTATCTGAGCTATCATATGATAGATCAATCTGGGATACGTTTGTTGGGAAAATGTCATACATCTTGTATGATCTGAGGACGGTTGATTGACCGTCTCCAGTTGCACTGAATCCAGGACCCTGAGCAGTAATGCTATTTACAACTTTGGTTCCTTCCTTCTGATTACTTCTTCCAAGTTGATAGACAATTGCATTCTTCATATAAGAAGCTGGATTTGTTGCTCCAGATGCGTTGTCTAACTTGCTGAGAAGATTCATCCATGCTTCAAAAGCATGTCTGAGTTTGAAGTCTTCATCATTAATAATAGTAACGGTCCAAGTATCAAAGGTTCTGTCTCCAGCAACCTTTAAGATTCTTCCTCTAAAAGGAACATCAATTGGAGCAACGTTAGATGCTGGAAGGGCAGCTGCCTTACATAAGAATCTAAAGTCAACTTTAGATTCACTATCCCATTGACCAGAGATTTCTTGGGGGAAATCATCTAGAGCAACCTCAAATAGGTTTGGTCTTGCGCCACCACCAGCTAGTCTATTTTTGAATGATGAAATATTCTTTATAGATGGTTTGTTAGTGGAATCAGCCATTTTTTAATCCTCCTTTCCGTTTTGTAGTTATTGGATTTTTAATTAAACTCTACCAGCCACTTCTTCAAAGCTGACTCCAGTTCTGGTAGCAACAAATGTTAGAGTGACATAGTTAATTGATTTAGCTGGCTTCAGATAGATGTCTGCTCTAAACTCATTATTATCAATAATGTCAGGAGTATTGTTTGTTTCATCACAAACAACTAGGAATCCATAAAGACCTCTCTTCGCTTGAACCTCACGTAGGTATGGTTCAACAATATTGATGAAGTTAGCTCTTGTAATCTCATCGTTCAGTTCGAAGAGTTGTGCTTGTGCGCTTCTCTCCAGTGCTTGCTCAACTGTGAGGAACAGTCTGCGAACGTTGATTCTATCAAATGCTGATGCATAACCTAGACCAGTCTTATCTCCAAAGAGAAGAGTACCAATTCCAGGTTGAGTAACAACTGCGTTGATTCTCTGTGGATAAAGTTGATCTCTTTGAGCTTTAGATGGATTATATGCAAGTTTAATTGCATTATTCAGAATTCCTCTTTGCTGACCTGCAGGTGAGAACCAAGGATATGCAAAGATTGAAGTTCTTACGCAAAGTCCAGCAATATCTCCATTTGTTGGGATATAACGGAACTTATTGTTGAATCTATCATAAGTGTACTTATAACCAGTATCAAATACAGCATATGAAGATGAAGGCATTGAACTATAGAATTCAATGATATTGTCAGTTTGGGTATCTGTATTTGTAATGTCAACAACGTCTGCTCTATGAGGAGAGATCATTGCCATACAATCTTTTCTGTCTTCTGCAATTGCAATTATTTCTTGTGCTTTTGCTTGAGACTCAAACTTGTTTCCGAGACCAGGACCCATCAAGATATAATCAAGTGGAACTTCATCTCTATTTTCAAGTTTTCTATATGCAGAAATTAGATCTCCAAGAGTTGCGTCCAGACCACCTTCATTATTTTCACCAGAGTAATCTTTACCTCCACCTAATGTGTAAGTAACATTTCCCATTACACTATATGTAATGTCTTGTGCAGGTTGGTTCCAGAGTTGATCGCTAAGATCGCCTAATGTATACTGAGCTCCTCCAAATGCACCCATTTCTACAGTGTCACTAAATCCAGATCTGAAAACAGTTTCTGATGGAACTCCATTATCTGATGGGTTGTCTCCAGCAAAAAGGTATCTTGAATAACGTGCAAGATAATCTTTCCACCAGATCTTCTGTGGAGCATTTACTGCAGATGTTGCATCAGATGCTTTAGATATAGAAACATGCTTCTCTAGCAGGTTCCCCTTAATACCAGTTACAGTTCCAAGATCATCAATGACTGCAATGTGCATTGCATCATTTCTTGAATTTCTCTCTTGTGCCCAACGTGTAGTAGTTGGTTTTGGTGCAATTGATCTCCAAAGAATGTTTGTATTCTGGAGACGAATAAATTGATTATCATACCAATCTCTTGCACTTTCAATCTGGAAGGTTGAAATGCCTGAAATTGTAGTTGAACCTTGACCCACATATGTCAGGGTTACATTATTTCCAGGTCTGAATGATGTTGTCTGGTTCTTATCTGCATAATCGATAAAGATCTCAGAAGCGCCAATGGCAACCTGGCGGGTGAAACTTACAGCAACACCAGTTCTGACATTAGCAACAGTAGATCCAATAGTAACAAAAGTTCCACCAACTGAAACAACTAGTGCAGAACCATAAATGTCTGAAGTAGTATAACCTAGACCAGCAACAGAAATTGTATCATTAGGTGATACATCAAGAGTTGAATTTACATAAATTCTGTCAGTAGTTCCAGCTCCACTTGCTCCTTCATTATATGCAGTTGTAGTCTGTCTTACATTTGTAATTTCAGTGTAAGGATCTCTTACTCTTGATACAATCTTGACTTCAAGATCTGTTCTTTCAACAGTTGTAGTAATTCCAGTAATAATTCCCTTAAGAACACCATCAAAGGTTGCAGCTTGTCCTCTTCCAGGAAGCTTCTGATCTTCAAGCTTGAAGCTGATACCAGCACCAACTGAAATTCCAGTTCCTACTTGAGTTAAGTTGTCAGTTTTAATGCCGATGATCTGATCCGCTTTATCATCAATGAAAGCAACCTTAAGGTTATTCGCCCAAGTTCCTGGGTTTTTCGCTACAAAGATGTAGTCTGCAATATCATCCGCCCAGTTTGCTTCATAATCTTCAAAATTTTTGATGATTACGTCATCAGTACCAATACCAGTACGAATTGCGTTTGCGTTGTTGAGATTGTCTCCAGAACATCTGACAACCTTCATTACACCGCCATATGAAAGGAAAGCGGATGCAGTCATCCAGTACTGATACTGTCCATCAGTAGTTTGTGGTTCTCCAAATACATCGATTAGTTCACTTTCCGTAGTAATATCTACTGGTTCTTCAACTGGACCTTTAGGAAAAGGACCAGAGATTGCGCCAATATTATCAAGTACATTATCAGCTCTTCCTACTGTTAAATCAACCTCCCTGATTAATACTCCAGGAGATAATTGAGGAGTCGCCATGTTTTTCTCCGTAAATCTCAGTTTAACTGGAAATATTTATTAAAAACTACATTTTCAATGGGGAAACGATGCATGAACATCTACCAATCTGGATATTCCCAGATTATGTTACTTAATGCTGACTTTTTAGGTAAAAATTTTCTTTTATCTTTAATTCTTTTGATCGTACATTCTTTACATTCATAAGAATATGATGATGGAACAGATCCTCTATCCTTTCTAGTTCTATAGAAAGAGTCTATTAAGTTTTTAATTTGCCCACAAGATCTGCATTTTCTATCATTTAATAGAAGATGACCTAATCTTATCTGACCATCTAAGTCCATTAGACATAATCCCACATATAAGACATATCACCATATTCATCAGCAAACCATCTATCTCCACTATTATCTACAAATGATGAAGAGTCATTTATTCCATCAACAACAAATCCAAATGGTGCCATATCTTGTTCTATCTGATTCTTTTGTTCTTCATATAATCTTTTTCTAATGTCTTGATCTGTTAGTTCTTTAAAATAATCTTGAGAAACTAACCATGCATAGATCACAAGACACATTGCTAAGTCATCATTGCAACCATCCTCAGCTTCAAATGAATTATTTTTTGATACAAATGTTGTTAGTTCTGATATAATATCATAATCATTAAAGATAACTTTATCTTCTTCAATCATTGTCTTGAGATTGAGCGCCCCAACTTTTTTAACAGTCTTGGACATTTTTACGCCAAGTTGTGTTTTCTTTCCAGAGAATCCTTGCCCAACAATTTGACCAGCTCTACCTCTCATAGAGCACATAAGCACATTCTGGTATTCGAGATCATAATGTAGTAATGAAGCTACTTGATCCCCAATGTCGTTGACTTCGCACAACACATAAGCACTGTTATAATTCTTTGCTACCTCGTAAATTACATTTGGAAATAGCATGGGTTTAATCTCATTATTTCTATACTTTGCAACTATCTTATGAGGAAACTCTGTTATATCAAATACTACAAATGCGGAGTAATCTTCACTTACTCCTCTCGCAACGTCAACAGTAATTACATAATCATGCCCTTTTATTGATTCTTGGTATACATCAAGACCTGCATTTCTTTTTATGGGATTTTCATATACTAAACTTCTAAGTTTACTTGGGGCAATCAGAGTATCTACTGACCCGAGAAATTCACACTCAAACTCAACTTTGAATTGTTGTTCAGAAGTGTTGGCAATAGTCTGTTCTTTCCACTTCTCATCTCTTCCAGGAACTTCTGACCAATGAACATCAGTTGGAACATATTCATTTCTACCTTTCTCCGCATCATGCCACATACGGTAGAAATGATTCATACCCTTTGGGGTAGAAACTATAATTACCTTTGTGCTCTGTCCAGAAGAAATAGTAGGATAAACAGATGCAAAGAAGTCATCAGCAATGTGATTCGGGATGAACGCGAACTCGTCAAGAAAGATGACATTATAGGATCCACCTCTGACAGCAGATGACGAAGTAGAGTTAGACGAAATTTTGGAGCCATTTTCTAATTCTAGTGATCCTTTATTCCATGATATAATGCCCTGTTGCATCCACTTTGGCAAGTTTTCGTAAGCTAATTGTAATCTTCCAAGTAGATCTCTTGCAGTAGATGCTTTGTTTGCTAGAATAGCTATATTAACGTTGTCGTTAAAGACTGCATAGTGTAACAAATATGACACACAAGTAGTAGATTTACCTGTCTGACGAGGCATCTTGCAGATATTAAATCTATTCTCATGGAAATTCTGAATCAATCTTTCCTGAAATGGGTACATTTTAAATGGAACCAATCCATGATCAAGAGAAACAATCTTAATGTAATTTCTAGCAAAATATACTGGATCTTCCTTGCACTTTAAAAACTCAAGAATTTGCTCCTGAGTAAATTCAATTGGAGTATTTGCTTTTTTTAGATTGGGATTACCAAGATATTGTTCACTCATAAAAATTACCTACTAATTTCTTCCCAATCTAACGAAGCATAAACATCAGCACCAGCAGTATCAGATGCAACTACTAATGTTAATTCATAAGGAGTTCCAGTTAGTCCATTTCTTTCCAACTGAAACTTAAATAGTGCTTCTTTCAGAATATCAACATTTGCGGAAGATTGATTTGCTGATGAGAAGAAACCAGATGCTAGAATTCTTCCACCACTTACAGTTCCTCCATCAATCTTATATTCAACAGCACTATCGGCACCTGCACTGACCCAAGTTCCACCAGTAGTAGTTGCTGATGCTCTCATCTGCCAATTGTATTGTGGTCCATTTCCAGTTCCCATTAATGAAAGAGCAGTCAGAATTACAATCGCATCTAATCTATTTGGAGAAGTTTTGAGACGAATGGAAATAACAGGATAATAAGTTCCAGCAGGAGATGGTAAATCTACTGGTGCTGTAATTGGAGTATTTACTGCCTGTTGTAATCCACGCAATTCATAACCACCTTCGGAAATTACAGAAGAGCAGACTTGCTTCATAGTGCTACTACTTGTAGTAATACCAGTATTGGCAATCTCATATCTCAAAGGAAGTGATGCTGTTGTAATATAAGTTGATTGGATATAGTTTGCGTGGTGGAATGAGTGTGCGTGAACAAACTTCCCATCAATCACAAATCCCATTCTGACTGTGCCAAGACCTAACCATTCAATATCCATCCAAAGAATTTGTGCTTTGGAAATATCTATTGTAATACCAGAAACACCAGTGCCATCTAACTTATCAATATTCCAATCATCTTGTGCTACCGAACTTTCAGTGCCAGTAGATAAACTTCTCTCCACAAAATAAGGAGTTGTTCCATTAATCTCAAAATACATTCCATTATCGACACCAAAATATCCAACTCTCTGTCTTAGATTTTCTTTTGGTGTGGCAGGAACAAATGTATTTAAAACAAGCAAAGATTTGCCTGGTTGATATGAGAATGTTTTTGTAGTCT